TCAATAATATAGTGTTCATCATCTTGTTTGATGATATTGTAGGGTGGATAGTTGTTTGCGATTTCACTGACTGTGTTGAGGTTGTCGAACACCTTCTCAAATCCAATTGTGAATGGACGATATTGTTCTACAAACTTATCAATATCAGCTACACCATATTTGCGTGTGACCATGTTAGTCTCCTTTTCAGCGAGTTTAAAATTACAGGAACCCATTCGGCATTCCTATACTATATATAATACTTTTTACCAAAAATGTCAATAGTAAAAATTACTTTTTTCTTCCAATGTTATATTTGGTAACTAGTGTCCATTCATCCTTTTCTTTAAAAGGCAGAATTTTTATTTGACTTATGGGAGCAGTGTCTTCGATAATTGTATCATCTAACAGTTCTACTAGACCCCAATCACTCAGAAGTTTTGCAATCGCGTTTCTACGTTGCAAATCTGAATCACTCAAATCTGCCTCTTTGCCATCAAGAGCAAACAGTTCTTTGAAATGGGTAATAAAATATCGTCCCTGTTTGTGTAGGATGTGACAGGACTGATATAGAACTTTATCTTTTTTAGATGCGACACCGATGCGGGAAAGTGTTTCTCTCACCTTTAGGAAATCATCATCACTTTTTAACTTTATCTCTACGGGCTTGTAGTTTGGATAATTTATCTCAAAAAACGCACTCATAATCAATACCTTTATTATAATTGTAATAAAGATATTTATAAATTATGCGTTTTTGCCACCCTTTTTGATCAAAGATTTCATCTGTTCTATATCAGACTCTCTTAGAATCCTCAATGCCTCCATCGCCTTGACATTGTTATAACCAAAATACTCCTTCACAATTTCAATATGTTCTTCTTTTTCTGCCTTCAACCACTTGTTGAATCTTCGTTTCTTGCGAATTATGCCACGCAAAAAGTCATACTGAAGTTTGGGGTCAATGTGTGGTCTAGCATTCATTTCATTTGCAGCAACAACCGTGTCTTGACCATGAGACAGAGACTTGTTCACAATGAAAGCATTGTATTGTTTCTCTGACCAATCATCAACTATAAGATTTTCTTTGGTATCAGTTACACTCTTGACGAAATCAAAAGGACTGATAGCCTTCTTGCGAGACTCAAAGTCATCTGCATCAAAAGTCTTTTTTGGTTCACCCAAACCTTCAAGCATCAAGACATTCCTTCCAATCCATACAATTATTTTTTGCAATTTCCCTAGCTGTTCGTTCCCAAAAATCAGCAAAGTCTGGGTTCATTGCTCGAGTGTATGCCTCCAGACACTTTTTAATTCTGCGTCTGGCGATGTCCCTGTTGTCATACCCCGTCTCGTTGTCTGCCATATCTCTCATGATGCGTAGTTAGCATACAACATTAAAGGGAAGATTACAAGTACAAAAATCCAAAAATGTTTATCTTTGAAAAAACTTTTCATAATTAAATGCAATCCTATGCAAGATTCGTTTGTCCATGCGTTCAAACGTATGTCTTTTATGTATCGTCAACCACTGTTCGCTAATGACAACATCACCATCCTTCCAGTGGTGGTCATATCGATATTTATCCTGTAGCACATGTTCTATCAGCCAATCCATAGTCTGCCTGAAATCATGTTCTTTGTATCCTACCATTCCAAAAATTTGTAAGAATGGAAAGTAGAGACCTGTCTTACCCGCATCATTGGTATGCACCAACTTAAACGGTCTATCAGTGGCATGATGTTCTACGAAAAAATTACTATTGGAGTATGAACCAGACTTGTATCCCAAGGTAATCTCTACGTCTGCCAATTCTCTTTTGATAACTTGTGGCAAGTCTCTGTACGCCGCTTGCATGTCAATCCAACTAGTGCAACTCCCAGCGGTATCCTTAAAACCATATAACCAGATCAAAGGTGACCTTTCATAGTTACTTGCTTGGTTGGCATGCCAATCTAAAGCAGATGTATGACCAAACAACCCCTCTTCACCGTGTTCATTCTTTTGTCCTGTTACCCGCAAAATGTTTGGATGACAAGCAATGTGTTTGGTTCTTTCTACGTCTGTGTATTCTTGGCAGTTACCTATTCTTTTACAAAACTCAACTTCATCATCCATTGAGAGAAATTGATTTCGTAAGACAACTACACCATCATTCAAAACTGCTTCAAATATTTCTTTTACCTGATCATCAGAAGCATTTTTTAAATTGAGATCAAACTCTATCATTTAAACTCACAACTTGCCATGATATCAGTAAGACAAGCAGTCATGTTGATCTCTTGATCAGCAACAAAGGCAGACTTATATTGATAGTCTGCAATCAACAAGACAAGATGTGGAACTTGTTGTACCTTATCTACCAGACTGTCGTACACTTTTCTGTACAGGCCAGTTGGATCACTATCGATGTTATTGACAACCCACTGTCGCATCTTGCGCCAATCTTTGTCTCGCAACGCATCGTGAAGACCTTTCATGTTGACTTCAGCAATGTTACTCAGTATGCCTTCATCGATGACACCAGACCTAGAGTACCGCTGGAGTTCATTGAGTGTCCTACGATAATCTGGAAAATACTTCATCAGAAGTTCGGCAATCACTTTATCAGAGTAATCGATATCCTCACTCTTTAGAATGAATTGCATCCTAGACATGAATTTTGATGCGATAGTTTGTTTTTCATTTTTGTTGAGTTTGAAATCAATCACCGCACAACGAGAGTGCAGTGGTTCGATGATACGGTTCTTGAAGTTACATGTAAATATGAATCTACAGTTACCAGAAAACTCTTCAATGAATGCCCTGAGTGCAGGCTGAGTTGAATTCGGATTCAGATAATCTGCCTCATCCAGAATGACAACCTTGGTCTGTCCACCAAAACTTACCGTCGAAGCAAAGTCTCTGATTTTTGTCCTAAGAACATCGATACCAGATTCATCGGAACCATTGATTACAATAAAATCAACACCTAGTTCATTACAAAGAGCTTTAGCAACGGTGGTCTTACCAGTACCCGCAGTGCCACACAAAAGCATGTTCGGGATTTCTCCCTGCTGAACAATTTCCGTGAAAGTATTTTTTAGTCTATCGGGTAAAACACAATCTTCAATCGTGTTTGGTCTGTATTTTTCTACCCATAAAAACTCATTCATTTGTTCTCCACTCTTTTCTCATAACCAAATAATCTTCATCGTATGCAGCCAAGTCACGAACCTTCTTGAAGATTCTTGCAGCGACAGCATACTTACTAGTATTCCAATCGGGTTCCTGTGGTTTCACATTCCCCTCACTGTCATACTTTTTGCCATCGTTGTGATTCGCATACCTTCTCGCACGAGTGAATCCCATTTCTAGGAACTTGCGTGCCATGTCCATACCAACAAAGTCATTATTATTTTTGTAGTGTTTGAACATGGAATAGATTCGTTCACTGGATTCTTCTGCTTCTTCGGGAGTTTTAAATCTCCAGTGAGCACAAATCAAATCAGTATAGGGACGAACTAGCAGAACACCCTGTTCACCCCTACCAATCCGATAGAGTTTACGAGTCACTTCACATGTGAAGTCAAGGGACTTGTAGTCCAACTCGTAATCAAACTCTTTCATCGAATTCTCTTTTCAAGAATTTCGATTTGTTGCGAGCGTTTCTCGTTCCAAGTTTCTTCGGAACGGTCTACCAATTTTTTTCCCGACTTAATTTTCTTGGGGAAAAATTTTGCGTCTTTCAAATTTGAAAGAGCAACCTTACGGCGTTCATTAACACCTTTCTTTTTCACAAAAAACTCCTCACGACATTTTGTCTTTTGCGCCAGGCCCATCAAACAATTCTAAAGTCAGCTGACGGCCAGGCATATCAACTGGACTTTCGTTGGTGATGTAATCGAAAACCGTCTCAGCGTCAGAGACCTCAAACGGATCATCGCCAATATTATCACCAAAACCATCTTCGATAAATGTCTTTTCGACTATGCCGTCATTCAACAACAAAGCGTATCGCCAAGAGCGAGAACCAAATGACAAGTTATCTTTGTCTACCATCATACCAATTTCAGCAGTAAACAAACCAGAACCATCGGGGATAGGTTTTACATGTTTAATATTTTGATATCGAAACCAAGCGTTCATGACAAAACTATCGTTCACGGATAAACAATAGATGTCATCCACCCCAGCTTTCTTAAACGCCATATAGTTTTGTTCATACATGGGCAACTGTTTTGCAGAACAAGTTGGAGTGAATGCCCCTGGCAAAGCAAACAAAACTATTCGGCGATCCTTGAAAAGATCACCAGAGGTTAGTGACTGCCATCGATAAGGATTTTCTTCTCCAGCATCTGCCATCTCTTGATCACGGACTCGCGTATTCCACACAATATCCATCGGCACTCGTTGGCCAATTTCTATGTTCATTTTTATCTCCTAACTGGTTTGTGAGGATGGGTCAAGTGCCAACCAGTAAGTTCGATTAGCGTTCTGGAACATCATCACGGGTTTGGTTCCAATAGTCACGGTGTAACTATCTGGGATCACCTTCAGAGATTCGATACTCAATCGAGCATCAAATTCAAGATCACTCTCACCCAGAGACATGGTAAAAGAATTACTCTTTGGTGTGTTTGGATCACCAACTGTAAGTAATACTTCACCGCCACTGGCAACAACTCGCAGGAACGGGGCATTGATAGCAGAAGCCGCACGTTGGATTTTGATGATGCGGTCAGCATCAATATCAAAAACATACTTCGCTTCGACTTCAATCTCTTTGTCGGGGGCAGACTTGATGACGGATGGTTCAGCATAGAAATACTGGAACTGACCGTATCCTGTATTGACAGTGACGGATTCGTCACCAAAAGTCAACTCAGGTTCTTCACTCATGGTCAACAGAGAGAGGAACTGGTTAAGGTCGTAGATAGCAAACTCTTTTGGAAAGGTTTCCAAGACTTCTGCCTTAGACAGAATGTTCATAGAGTTTGCCACCGTAGACAAGCGATTACCTTCACGAACTAACAAGTTAGTGTTGATGGTTGCAAAATTCTTGAGTTGCTCAAGAGTTTCTTTAGATACTTTCATAATATACTCCAATCAAATTCATAATAAAATAGTATCATAAAAAAGGACTAACTGTCAAGGGTTATACTTCACCATATATTGTAGTGTAAGTAATGTTGTTGTCAGTCATATAAGTAGTGTAAGCAGAAGCACCTTGAGGATCATATTGGTCTTGATCCAGCGCGTTGAAATCAGCGGCATAAGCAGCTTGAGCATCAGCATCGGCAAAGTCCATTCTGAACTCAAAAGTTAATTGGTCAGCACTTGTATATGTGCTTGTTGTAACATCACTCCTTCCGCCCAACCATGTCATAAAATTGTTGGAACGAGTAGTGTAGTCACTGTCAGTTAAAGTCATCATCGGAAAGTCAGTCGCAGTATCGGGTCTAACAAACCGTGCAGTCATTCGATAAGCCATTTTAGAAATCTCCCTTGGTTTCTCTCCACTCTATTTATAAAAAAAAGAACAGGACAGGCGGTTGAGAGAGAGTGAGAGAGAGGCCGCCTGTCCTGCCGGCGTGACGCCGGAACTGGTTACTCTTGTTCAATATTTTCTGGATGAGTCATCCATTACTTCCAAGTCGTGAACATAGAGCGCGATGATTGCATAGTGCAACACCTTCATCAAATCTTTTCGGTTGTATCCTTCTTTCTTGCCGTATCGTTGTGCATACTTGAGGATATTTCCGATACAGAATCCCTCACCATGTCCACCATCAATAATAAATTCAGTCGCCTGAAAATTATTGATTGAGTAGTGTTCACCATAGGTGGAATCTATATACGATTGGAGCTCTTTTACAAGAGCTCCTTCGTTGTATTTGTAGTCAATGGGTTTAGAGATCATAGTCATCAGCCTCTGGGTTATCATCACTTTGACCCTCAGTGGTCTCTTCATTGAGATCAACACCAGCATCAACCTTAGTGTAGAGGTCGATGAAGGCAGACTTGGTGTCAGTATCGAATCGGTTGACACACAACTGAATCGCCTTGAGACGGTCATTGAACATAGCGAACGCCTTGACAATGTGTTCCAGACGACGAGTCGAAACCAGTTCATCAATGCCACCCTCATAGAAGGTTTTCCGAATCACATCAGCCCAAGTCACCAACTTGTCTGCAAATTCATCATCGACACAGTTCGCCACTTCCATCTTGTTGAGAATGATTTTTTTCTCTTGAGAAGCAGAAGGGTATTCCTGTTCAACCGTGATTGCGAATCGCTCGAGGAATGCCTCATCAAGAACCTGAGCACCCATGAACTTACCATCATCGGAACCACGGCCCTTGGTGTTGGCAGTAGCGATAATGTTGAAGCCTGGTTGGGGTTGAATCACTTCACCAGACTTTTTGTTGAAGTAGGGTTTACCTTCAAGGATTGCCTGAAGACACATCAACTTGTTTGATCCACGGTCAATTTCATCAAGGATCAGAAGCGCACCGCGTTTCATGGCAGTGAGGACAGGGCCTTCACGATAAACAACATTGCCATCAACAAGCGTATTGCCACCGATCAAATCATCTTCATCGGTCTCAATCGAAATGTTGACACGAATAGCCTCACGTTTTTGGCGAGCAGCGATTTGTTCAACCATCATGGTTTTACCGTTACCAGACAAACCGCAAATGAAAACGGGATAGAACATACCAGATTTTACAATCCGAGTTAGGTCAGTATAGAAACCAAACGGAACGTATGTTTCATCTTTTTGGGGAACTAGGTTATCAACTTCCACAGATAATTTTGCCTGAGTAAGGATTTTCGCGGAAGGCGGTTGAGACTGAATCGTCTCCATCGGAACAATCTTTTGTGGTTTGGCGGAAGGCATTTGAACTACCTGACCAACCATCGATGGATTGAATTGATTGCGACCAACCTTGGCCTCTTTGAAAAACCACATTGGTTTACTGAGACCAGCAGCCTCTGCAACTTCAAGAACTTCTGACTTCGTAAAAATTCCAGTAGCATTGTCGGAATCGGCAAGGGCAGCAAGTAACTGATCTTTCTGTTTAACACTCATAATAAAACTCTCTCATTTAACTCAAATCACTCAATATACAACTAGCTTACTACATACTGTAGCAAATGTCAAGGGGCTTGGCGAAAATAATTTGATTTTCTTTCCCTTAAAAAACAACAACTTAGGCAACCCGATCAATAAATCGGTTGATAAACTGGCGTGAACTAGTCTTTTTCTTCTGAAACTGACGGAATCCACGCAGCAAATCACCCTTCTTTTCGGACTTCACTTCCAACTCATTTTCGGTGGAGTCGAGGTTCTTAGCACCAGCGATCAGAAAACAAGAATCAAATCCCCAAGCGTTGTTAGTTATCTCAGCAAAACCTTCTTTACCAATTTTTTTGTATTCGGGTTCAAAGTAGCGGGGATCGACATACCAATCGTTAGGGCCAGTCAACCAACCAAAAGCATCTTTCATCTTTTTCTTGTTTTTGGTTTCGATCCAGAACTGAATCATGCGACTGCCGGTAACCTGTTTGAAAACAGCAGCGGCAGATTGTTGAAGCATTACCCGATCAGCACCCCACCGAGAACTGTTTGTAGTAGTGGTAGAAACTGAATTCAAACCGTGTTTGATGATCAACTTGTGGCAACCGTCAATGTGACGATGACCGACACTGAGATAATCAGTAGCACCACCGTCAGACAAAACAATCGTACTCAACACTTCGATGTTATTGTTTTCTTTGAACTCATTGGCAACCTTGATAGAAAGCAGATATCCTTGGCACAACGGAGTAGAACCCAGAGACAAGTGCCGTGGAATATCGTAGTAACTCAGGTAGTAATCAGCGTCCTGAGTGTAAGTAAAACAATCTTTCCACTCGAGCATTTGAGTAAAGATTTTTTCATACAGTCGATTAGGAAGATCAGATGAAATCAACTCAACCAAACCATCATCGTCATCAAGAGTCAGAATGTTGTCACCCTGTTGTTGAAGGGTTGCCAACAACTCTCTCCATCCCTCAGCGAACCTTGGTGCAGTATCATTCAAAGCGGCGATGCAACTAGTGAATCCCATGACTTTGAAGGGAATGCCAACTTTTTTACAGAAAGCAACTTGAATCAGCAACTGTTCAATAGTACCAGACATGTGTTGATTCATAGAACCAGACATATCCAACAGCATGAACATACCGTGATTCTTACCAGTAGGCACAACTTCATTGGACAAGAACAAATCTTCTGTCAACTTGTAGGCCCACAACTTGTCTTCGTTCAACTTACCAGTATTGTGGATGGCAGTCTTTTTGAGTTCGGCAGCTTTTCGCTTCATCTCAAACTGCATCACCAACTGATTGATAGCGTCACGATTACGGGACATGAAATCGCGTTTGATTTTGGCGCGAATCTCGGCGTTGGTAATATCAGTGTTCTTGTTCCAATTGAACTCAAAATCCCAAACTTTTTCAGCAGAGTGAACAAAGTAATCTTCTTTGTACCACTTCGGGAAATAAACAGTTTTGACAGGGCAGTCTTCACTAGACAACAAACGCGACTCATTGTCTCTGAACTGACGATCCGTCAAAGAAGAAACACTTTCATTGGTGTCACTCTCTTCTTCAACTGAATCGCTGGAATCATCGGAACTGTAATCAGACTCACTACCGACATCATCAGATTCTTCGGTCTCGCCATCTTCAGTAGTAGATTCAGAACTGGTGGATTCGCCATCTTCAGTCTCTTCGCCTTCATCAGACTCACCAGACTCATCAGACTCACCAGACTCACTAGATTCTGACTCACCATCGGACTGATCATCGGACTGTTCGTCACCTTCTTCATCGGAATCACCAGAGGCAGACTGTTCGGTGTCGGCCTCTTGATCACTGACCGTCGGCGCAGATTGAGACACATCAGTCTGAGGTTGTTGACTCTTAGCAAGTTCAAACAATTCTTTAGCGATTGTTTCTACTTCATCCCACTCGACAGCATTGTCGATGCGGGAAAGAAAAACTTTTTCTTCATCGGTAAATTGAACATTGAGGAATGAACCAACCTTGTAGTGAAGATTGATTCGATCAATCAGAAGCAACTCATTGACATCATCGTATTGACCAAAAAACCCTTTCTTGTAGAGCAACTGATACCCTCGATAGAATGATTTGGCAAGGCCAGGATATCGTTGTTTGACTAGTCGCTCGTTGCGAGCGTCTTCAACTACGTTTAGATACCCCTTGAATGAGGAACCTTCTCGACAAATGGCATCATGCCACCCCTCAGCGGGAGTGACAAGAGCGTGGCCAACTTCATGACCAACAAAAAGATCATAGAGAAAAGCAGGCATGTCTTTCCAGTTTGGAAGAATGACTGTACGACTCTTGAGATCAAATGCCGCAGTAGGAACATTACGATGTTCTACGCCAATATCTTCTGTGGCAAGAAGTTTGGCAAGGTAGGATTTGGACTCAATATTCATGTAACTCTCACTCTCAATATATACATATTATGACAGCTACTGAAGCAAAAGTCAAGGGGCCCGAGCGAAAAAAGTGAAAATAGTTTCCTTTTTAAATCAAGGGCTTACAAATTTATAGGGTTTCTTTTGACAAAATTTGACTCATTCTGGTCTGTTCAGCGAGCAATTCGGTCTGTTTTTCGATTATTTCCGCCTGATCCTGCAATTTTTTCTTCAGTAATCGAATATCATCACCCTGTACTTCGATCAACATCTCTAAATCTTCTTCTTCGGTTTTCATCTAAATCCTCTCAAAATATCGTGTGACCGCCTGTATCCTCTCTATCTGTTTGTCAATGATAGTAGTACGGTTCGGCCAATGAATGTAATCCTTTTCGGGATTCTTTTTAAGATTATATAGCAGAGGCAATATTAGGTTTTCAACATCCTGCAACTTACTAGATACATCCGACTCCAATAAAGCTCGATGTTCATTTATCATACCAGTATTATCAGCAGCAAGAATCCTAGATTCCAACTGTTCTAACTTATCCATAATGGCATCCATCTGATCAGATGATACTTCTGCCTGAACTGGTTGTTGTGTTTTACCGCTCTCTGGTATTTCATCTACCGCAGTAAAACCGAAATCGAAATCGTCTGACATGTTTGCTCCTAGAATGAATGGATATATAACATCCAATCAATAAAAAATATCATCCCCGTCATTAAGGTCAATGCCCCCAAAACTACGCATGTTGGGAACACTGCATTGGCCAAGATAGGGTTATTTATTACCCAACTCTCTAGCTCTTTTTCTGTCATTTCTCTCCTTATCCAATAACAGCATCTACGAATTGTATACTCTCTCCGCACCCACAAGCACTTGCTTCATTTGGGTTGGTAAGTTCTATGTGAGAACCACCCAAGTTCTCTACAAAATCAACTGTGCTACCGATAACTGCGGTGCTGGCAACATCATCCACCACTACGATATCATCAACTAGCGTGCCTCTGTCATCGTTGTCAGTGTATTGCCATTCATAAGAGAATCCAGCACATCCACCACCTTTGATTGACAGTCGAACATACTTAGCGCCGGGCTTTTGGGCAAGTAGATTACTCCAGTATGACTTAGCGGTATCAGTTATCTCCAGCATATCTTTCCTTGTAGTCTTTTATTGCGGCTTTGATGGCGTCTTCCGCCAAAACACTACAGTGAATTTTTACAGGCGGGAGTGCCAGTTCTTCGGCAAGTTCTGTATTCTTTATCTCTGAGGCTTGATCCAGAGTTTTGTCTTTTACCCATTCGGTAAGAAGTGAGGACGATGCAATTGCAGAACCGCATCCATAGGTTTTAAATTTTGCATCAATAATTTTATCGTCTTCTACCATGATCTGCAATCGCATGACATCACCACAAGCGGGTGCGCCAACCATTCCAGTTCCAACCCCCTCAGTGCCAGGCTCCCATTTGCCGACATTTCTGGGGTTCTCGTAGTGATCTATAACTTTATCTGAGTATGCCATTTTACCAGTGCCTTATTGCATTGGCCATTATAAAAAAGCATGTGACAAAATTGACCAATACAATCATTGTTCTAACGACAGCTACAATATCATCGTAGTCTTTTGTTTTTTCGTCTGAGAAAGACCCAACTGCAAATTTCCACACCAGCCAAGCCTTCGCTATATATTTATACAACTTGCTCCTCTTTTATTTTTTTAATTTTTCTTTGTTGTTTTTTCACCTTCTTGATTGCCCTGTCCAACTGTAGTTTGCTGACTCGCATCAAGAAGTTTTGCCCCAACATATGATCATACTCATGCAAGGCAACTCTAGCCCACAGACCATCAAATTCTTCCATGACAATTTCTTGATCTGCGTTCTGATATGAGATGGTGCATTTCTCAGGACGCCACACTTTCAGCATAATGCCTGGGGCGCTAAGACATCCTTCTTCCATCTTCACTTGTTCTTCACTAACAGACACCAGTTCTGGATTGAACATGATCCACTTGTCTT